CGTAATGTTAATCCTCCACAGTTTAATTTTATACTTGATGGACAACAGCTACATTGGGACGTAGGTAGAATGTATTTCTTAGATACTTTAAAAATGCACTACTTGTTCAACAGCAGTTTTACAGACAGTTATTGGTTAGTTGTGAACGTAGGAATCAACAACGAGAAAACAATAGAAGCAACAATGAGAAAGTTTAATCAAAAGTAATGTATAAGCTAACGGACATAAGAGCAATACACTTGGAAGTCACTAGTAGGTGTCAGGCAAAGTGTCCTATGTGTGCTAGAAGAATGAATGGCGGTCCGTTAAATCCTTTTATGGGGTTAGATGAAATAAGCATTGACAAATTTATGGAATGGTTTGATATAGATTTTATAAAACAGTTGAATCATTTAGGAATGTGTGGTAACTTAGGTGATCCTATAGTTGCAAAGGACACATTAAAGATATATGAATACCTGCGTGAGTCAAATCCTCATATGGGATTACAAATGCACACCAACGGCAGTGGACGTACAGACAAATGGTGGAAGGAACTTGCAAAATTAAATGTAAATGTAGTGTTTGGTATAGACGGATTAGCAGACACACACGCAAAATATAGAATTAACACAGACTGGAAGAAGATTATACACAATGTTATGACTTTTGTAGATGCAGGTGGTAAAGCAAGATGGGATATGTTAGTATTTGATCACAATCAACATCAGATTGATGATTGTAGAGAGCTTTCTAAACGTTTAGGTATGGAAAACTTCTCTGTCAAACACACAACACGTTTCAAGGACGGAAAGTTTGCTGTATTAAATGAACAAGGACAGCAAATAGATACTTTGTATCCATCTAAGAAAAGTATAGAGATGACAAGCAAGGTAAAACAAGCATCAGCAGAAATACTTCCTACTATAAAATGTAAAGCAGTCAAGGATAGTATGTTATATGTAAGTGCATTAGGTACAGTTACTCCTTGCTGTTGGTTAGATCAACAATTTTATCCACCATCACATGAGAATAGAATAGATTACTTGAATAAAATTAAGATATGGCCTAACTTAAACAACACATCACTGAAGGATATATTTGCAAGTGGTTACTTTGATTTAATTGCAGGGTGTTGGAATACTACAGGGCTTAAAGAATGTTCAAAACAATGCGGAAGTTTTGACAAATTAAACGAACAGTTCGTGGAGAGAACATGAAGTTAACTATAGCAGGATATGGAGCAGTAGGAAAAGCACACCACAAGGTGTTTGGAAACCATTACGACATAGAAATATATGATCCTTTCAAGGGATATGATACTATGAGCAAGGATACCAAAGGACTTATTGTGTGTACAGCAACACCATCGTTTGAAAATGGTGCTTGTATGGTTAATAGTGTATATGATGTAATAGAACGTTCACCTAATGTGCCTGTTATCATAAAAAGTACAATTAGTTTAGAAGGTTGGGAAACACTTATAGAACATTTCCCAGATAGAGAAATAACATTTAGCCCAGAGTTCTTGCGTAACAACACAGCAGAACAAGATTTATTAGAAACAAAGGACTTTATGTTTGGCGGAGGAAACATAAACTTCTGGCAAGGAATATTTGTAAACGTATTAGGAAAGATAAACATTGGTATTGCAGATCCAAGAGAATTAATATTAGTAAAATATTTTAGAAATAGTTTTTTAGCAAACAAGGTTTCTTTCTTTAATCAAGTATATGATTTATGTGAAGCAACGGGTATTAACTATGACGCAGTAGCAACAGGTGTAGGTGCAGATAAACGTATAGGTACAAGCCATACCAGTGTTACAAAGGAAAGAGGCTTTGGTGGGCATTGTTTTCCTAAGGATATTCAAGCATTAATCTACACAGCAAAACAAAACGGAGTAGATTTGACTTTGTTAAAAGAAGCATTGGAGTACAACAAGAAAGTTAGAAAATGAAACCTTTAAGAACATTATTAACAATATTTGTTTTGTTTATTGGTATTGTAATATACAAAGATGCAAAGGCAATAGAACTATCAAAGTATTACAAAGAACCATTAACAGAAACTGATAAGAAAGGTATAATTGCTTTTAATATATTACAAACAATAGATATGTTACAAACTTTAGAAATAGCAAACAATGACAATTATTATGAGAAGAATAAAATATTAGGTAAACACCCAAATGAGTTTCAAGTTATAACTTATTTTATTGCTAGAGGATTTGCACACTATGAAGCAACTAAGATGATACCTGAGAAGTACAGAGCTATATGGCATACGTATAACATTGTTTATAATTATGATGTTATTAGAGATAATCATAATATAGGAATAAGAATAGGCTTTTAATGAAAATAGATATACATGATATAAAGTTCTGGATGGACGCAATACGCAACAGCGAAGATAAGGAACGTACACTTGAAAGTTTCTGGGACGGTCAGATTAAAAGTAAGCTGTGGCTAATTGAAGAACTTGAAAAGCATAAGTCAATTAGAAATGCAGAATTTGTAATACATGGCGGATGGAACGGTGTATTGGCGGCTATGATGTTTAACAGTGAACTTGGAATAAAACATATTACAAGCATTGACATTGATCCTAAATGTAAAGAGATTGCAAGTACAATGAATAAACGTTATGAGATGGAAGGCAAGTTTGAAAGTGTTACTGCTGATATGTGTGAGTATGAGTACAAGAGAGAACCTTACTTTGTAATTAATACAAGTTGTGAACACATAACACAAGAACAATATAATACTTGGTTAGACAAAGTACCAGACGGAGCTCAGATTATTTTACAAAGTAACAATTACTTTGAACTAGATGAACACGTAAACTGTAGCAAAGATTTAAATGAGTTTGAATGGAAAAGTAAATTAAAGGTAACAGAAAAAGCAGAATTAGAATTACCTAAGTACAAAAGATTTATGTTAGTTGGAAGGAAAGACAAATGAAACTAAGACTAGGTTGTAGAGGAAGTGAACTGTCTTTACATATGGCTGAGATGGTTACTAAAAAACTTGAACAGCTAGATTGTGCTGTTGAAATTGTTCCAATTAAATCAGACGGAGACATTCACAAAGATAAAGTTATTGCTGAAATTGGAGGCAAGGGTGTATTCTGTAGTAAAATAGAAGATGAATTATTCAATGGTAATGTTGATATAGCTGTACACAGCACAAAGGATTTGCCAACTATAATGCCAAAAGAATTAATACTTGCAGGAGTTTTAAAACGTAACGATCCAAGAGACTGTTACATTGGTAAGTTTTTTCCAGGTGCTAAAGTAGGAACAGGAAGTCCAAGAAGAAAAGAACAGCTTACGTTAATTAATGAACACTTAGAAGTAAAACACATAAGAGGAAATATTGCAACACGTATAAAGAAATTAGAAGAAGGTGAATATGATGCAATAGTTTTAGCAAGAGCAGGATTAGAATTATTAAATTTAGAAAAAATGATTACACATACTTTTGACTTTGATCATATGTTACCAGCAGTTGGGCAAGGTGCTATTGCTATACAGACACGTACTATGAGCCCTTACACAGCTTTAATTAGGCAAATAAATCACTTGGATACTTTTTACTGCGTATTAGCAGAACGTACAGCATTGAAGTTCTTAGACGGTGATTGTCATAGTGCAGTAGGAATACTTGCACAGGTTACAGGAGATTGTATTACACTAAAAGCAATTAACTATAACAACATGAAAGATTGTACAGTAACAGGTAAGATTTTAGATTATAAACAAATAGGTGAACAAGTAGGATTAGCAATTAAATGAGTAAAACATTTTGCCCATTACCCTGGATACATTTAGCAACACGACCTAACGGAGATGTTAGAGTATGTTGTACTGCTAACGCCAGTGGTGCAGGCATACTAGATGATTTGTCAGATGTTAAAACAGCAGGACTCGTCAAGAAAGACGGTATTGCTATGAACCTACGTGACCATACAATAGAAGAAGTATGGAACAGTGAACACATGAGAAGAACAAGACTACAAATGCTTAACGGAGAAATACCTGCTAGTTGTGTAAAATGTTTTAATGAAGAAGCAAAAGGTATTACAAGTAAACGTCAATGGGAAAGTGAAGAATGGAAACAACGTGTAGACTTTGATAAACTTATTGCAAGTACAAAGGAAGATGGTACTGCACCTGTAAGTATTCCTTACTTTGATTTGCGTTTAGGAAACTTATGTCAATTGAAATGTGTTATGTGTAGTCCACACGATAGTTCAAGTTGGATTAAGGAATGGAAACTGCAATATCCACAGTATAAGAATAAAGACTTACTTGCTGATCAAGGTTGGGACGACACATATGATTATACTTGGTATAAAAAAGGATCATTTATAGATTCAATGAAGCACCAAGCATTTAATATACAAGAATTATATTTTGCAGGTGGTGAGCCATTGCTTATACCTGAACATTATAAAATATTAGAATTTATGGTTGATGAAGGATATGCAAAAGATTGTAATTTAAGATACAATTCAAATGGCTTAGAGTTACCGGACAAGTTGTTTAAGTTATGGGAACATTTTAAGGAAGTACGTTTTAACTTTAGCATAGATGCTTATGGTGAACGTAATAATTATATACGTTATCCTAGTAAGTGGGAAGAAGTTGCAAAGAATTTAAAAAGACTAGATGAAAATACAAAAGACAATACAGTTATTAATATTGCCTGTGCAATACAATTATTAAACGTAGGATACATAGATGAATTAGCTGAATGGAAAATGGATCAAGGATTTAGTAAAATTAATCCATCAATGTTTGGCGGAGGTATTATAGGAACGCATTTGGTTTATTTGCCAAGTTACTTGAATGTCCGAGTGCTACCTAAGGAAGCAAAAGATTGGGCAAAAGAGAAAATAGAAAAATTTATAGATAGACAAAAGTTTAATTTGGAATTTAACCAACATCCATATGGTGCTCAACGTTGGAGAGGGCTAATTAAATATATGGAGCAAGAAGATTGGAGCAATAAACTTCCTGCACTACAAGAATACTTAAAGGTAACAGATGATAGACGAGAAACAGATTTTAGAAAGACTTTTCCAGAACTAGGGAGATATATGTAATGGAATACAAAGGACTCATACTAGGACAACAGAAAGATGTTAATATTGATACAGAACATTGGAAGTTTGGAATCGTTAGAAATGGTGTAAAGGTAATTGATACACTACTACATTATTCTGCATATAGTCTAGGATATGATGATCATGGAATCATTGATAAGGTTTGCGAAAGACTTAAAACTTTTAAGCCAGAAGTAGCAGACGGATTGTTTATGGCGTTTGAGCCTGCACTTAATTCACCACACGTTGAACTAGCAGACAGACTTTATAAAATGAGCAAAGGTTATAGACCCGTGTTTGCTTTATCAGGTAGTGACGGTGTAGAAGTTGCAATAAAGATGGCGTTTGCATATCATCAAAAAATAGGAAATAAAAGAAATAAAATAGTTTCATTTGATGACGGATATCACGGTATGACATTATTATCATTAAGCTGTGGCGATAAGGATCTTGAAAAAGCATACTACGGAATGAATCCTTATCAAGATGTTATTAAGTTATCACGTAACAATTTAGATGCAGACATAGACTGGTCGGACGTTGCTTGTATTATTATAGAAACTTGTCCACATAACAAGGATATAGAACCTTATGGGTTTGATGTTTGGAACAAGGTTAATAAAATACAATCAGAGCATGGCGTATTAGTAATCGTTGATGACATCTTTATGGGCGGCGGAAAGACAGGATCGTTCTTTGGTTGGGATAAGTTACCTGTCAACCCAGATTTATTTGTAATGGGTAAAGCAATTACAGGAGGATTTTTTCCTTTATCGATTGCTATGTATAATGAAAAGTTACACGAACAACTAAAAGATTCTAATTGGGTACACGGTCATACATATAGTTTTTGTTTGTCCGGCGTATTAAGTATGCTAGAATATCTTAATGTTTTAGAACAATACAACTATATGGATAATGTTAATAACATTATAGAACTTGCACGTACACACTTTGAAAATGCAGGTTGGCATATTGTAGGAAACTACGGAATAACATTTATATTGTTTAAGAATGGTAATCACTTTAGATTTATATTACCTATAAATGCAGATCAAGAA